AAGTTCTTGAAATCTTTTCGCTAATATCTATAATTATAAATAAATCAGTTAATAAACTTAAAGGAGAACGTCATGGCTAGATACAGATCATTGTTAGAAGCAGAATCAACAGCCGATGAATCAGAAGCAGAATCCCCGATTGCGGGAGAAGGCGGAACTGATACACATAAAGGTCGTGCTGACAAAAGCGGTGGCGAGCCTATGGAAAAGGGTGGTGCCAACTTAGATGCTAAAGACAAGAAAGCAGAAGAGCAGCCCGACATTGCTAAGAAAAAAGACGCTGACGCTGGCACAGGTAAAGACCATCCGTCAACTTCACCAGAAGACGTAAAAGACATCAAAGAATCCGATGATGCGGAAGAAGATGATGACGAAGACGATATCTCAGAAGAAGATGAAGATGAAGACAAAGTAGACGGCAAGAAAGCTATTGATGAAATGTTTGCGGATGATGGCCTGTCTGAAGATTTCAAAGCTAAAGCTACTGTTGTATTTGAAGCAGCGGTTGGATCAAAGTTAGTAGAAGAAGTAGCGCGGCTCGAAGAAGAGTTCGCAGCTAAACTAGATGAGCAAACAGAATTAGCGGTCGCTGATCTGGTTGAAAAAGTTGACTCGTATTTAGATTATGTTGTTGAACAGTGGATGACAGAAAACGAACTGGCTATCGAAAAAGGTATTCGTTCAGAAATTGCTGAATCATTCATTGACGGCTTGCGTGGTTTATTTGTAGAGCATAATATCAATATCCCAGAAGAGGATGTTGACGTAATCGCAGATATAACCGAGCAACTGGAAGAAACTGAAGCAGCACTCAACGAAGCGATGGACGGTCAGATTCAACTCCGTAAAGAGTTACATGAATCCAAACGTCAAGATGCTTTCGCAGGGGTGGCTGAAGGCCTCACATTCACACAGGTAGAGAAGTTGACTTCTCTCACAGAAGGTCTAGAATATAGCAATCTAGCTGACTTTACTCGTAAGGTAGAGATCATCAAAGAGAACTATTTCAGTACATCTACTAAAACATCGCTAACTGAAGAGGTCGATCCAGTTGACGAAGGTACACAGAGAGTAGCAACAGATAGTTCTGTAGCGAAGTATGCCGAAGCAATATCTAGGACTCTTAGATAAAACTCTAACTATATAAATATCATTAGGTAACAAAACACTACAAGGAGACTTCAAATGCTTACTGAAGAACTAAACAACAAATGGCAGCCAGTGCTGGAGCATAGCGAATTGAGCGCTATTGGCGACAAGCACCGTCGTGCGGTAACAGCACAGTTGCTTGAAAACACAGAACGTGCTATCAGCGAAGGCGCAGCATATTCTTCACAACATCTGTTGGGCGAAGCTAACGCACCAGCTAACAACACTACTAACATTGACAACTATGACCCAGTATTGATTTCATTGGTTCGTCGTTCAATGCCAAACCTAATTGCGTATGACATCTGCGGCGTTCAGCCAATGACAGGCCCAACCGGCTTGATCTTCGCAATGCGGGCTAAGTATGGTCAACCGGACGCCAATACGAAGACAGTCTTAGGTGAAAGTGCATTCTACAACGAAGCCAACACAGACTTCTCTGGTGATCCAGCACCCAAGGGCCCACATGAAGGCTTGACCGGTACAGATGCTATTGCTAAACGAGGTGTAGGCATCACAACAGCAGATATGGAAGCGAATAACACTTTCGCCGAAATGGGCTTTGAGATCGATAAGATTGCTGTGACTGCTAAATCCCGTGCGCTCAAAGCAGAGTACACAACAGAGATGGCTCAAGACTTGAAAGCAATCCATGGTTTGGATGCTGAAACAGAACTTGCTAACATCTTGACAGCAGAACTTCTTGCTGAAATCAACCGTGAAGTTGTTCGTGAAATCTATTCATGTGCGATCCAAGGTTCAGATCAAGGTACAGCAGTTGCTGGTGAGTTCGATCTTGACGTTGACGCAAACGGTCGTTGGTCAGTTGAGAAGTTCAAAGGTCTTATGTTCCAAATCGAGCGTGAAGCAAATGCTATTGCTAAATCAACTCGCCGCGGAAAAGGTAACATCATCTTATGTTCGTCTGATGTAGCATCTGCTCTTCAAATGGCTGGCATCTTAGATTATACCCCAGCATTGAACAGCAATAACTTGAACGTGGACGACACAGGCAACACATTCGCCGGTGTTCTCAACGGTCGCTATCGTGTATACATCGACCCATATGCGGGTGATAACTATATGGTTGTAGGATATAAAGGATCAAGCGCATTTGATGCCGGTCTCTTCTACTGCCCATATGTACCTCTCCAAATGGTACGAGCCGTGGGTGAGATGTCATTCCAGCCTAAAATCGGCTTCAAAACACGTTACGGTATGGTTGCGAATCCATTCTCGAAAGGTGCTGAAGATTCTGACGGTACACTTGAAGATGGTAAGAACGTATACTACCGTCGTACACTCGTCAAGAACATCATGTAATAAGATCCATTCTAATGGAC